TTTCCATAGTTCTAGCTCTTCATTCATTACTTGGGGGGTCTTGGTTCTGGTTCAAAAAAAAGGAAAAGGTGGCAGGGGAATTTCCGGCCCTCTCGTTTGAGATGGAACCCACCCCCCATACCTCTTTCGCGGTCTTGCGTCCGTGACACTCACGGCACAACAGCTGTATGTTATTCTCATCGTATGGCTCACCACCTTGCATTAATGGTACGATATGGTCCAAGTGTATATGCTGGTCCAATGGTGTGGCACCACATGTAACACACTCACCGCCACGGCGTGCTATAATAGCCTTGCGATAGGTACGCCAGCGCTTGGTAGCGTACAGCTTCTCTTGCCGGTATGTGGTGCGCTTTGGTGCGTGTCTGTGCTTAAGGTAATTGGCCATCTCTAACTACTAACTACTAATTTCTAAAACTTTTATTCTACTACTATACTACACATGTATATAATACTAATTATATAAAAAGTAGTTAGTAGTTGTTAGAAGGTATCTAAATCTTTACTCCAATTGATAGGGCGTAACGCCTTGACCCACCGTGTATTATCACCCTTGGAGTAGATGTCTAGAGGTAGGTCTAATTGCCTAACTACTCCGCGTATTTTGTTCCTAGCGAAGGGTCGGTTACTGGTTTCTAGGCAGTACCTGGTATAACTACGGTAGAAGTCGTTAAAGGTTATTTCCTGGTCTTGGTACATTTCTAGCTCTTCATCGTAGAAAGCCTGGATGCTATTTATAGCCCTTCTGTACTCTTGTAGCTCGGCTACGTTGCTCGGTACGTGCGTAAAGCGTCCCATACCGCGTAAGCGTGCAGCACCGATAACAGCCCAGTTAAATATACCTGGTAGTTCTTCTAGTAGACGGTTAGTTAGTTGCCAGTCCTCACGTCCTACAAAGCTATTATTTAGGCTAATAATCATAAGCCGACGAAATACGCCGCTGTCGCTCTCTGTCTGTGGTACGCCGTTGGAAGCAAATAAAAGCTTTGCGAAGGGCTTAAAGTCGAAAGGCTTTTTATACTTCGGGTTAGCTGTAATAGTTTCGCTTGCTACTACCTTCTTAAAGCCCGTACTAGCGCTGTTCTCTTTGTAGCTTATTTCGGTACTTACGTTTAGCCATGAACCGGCAAGGCGTTCTAGGCCGCGTTGCTCTCCTAGCTCGCCCCATTCTAGGTGTGTGCTTTGTGGTACCATAGCCTCCAGGATATCACATATAACACTCTTACCATTGCCCCCACTACCGTACAGCATTAACGCTTTATGGTAGTTAACGTCGCGCATAAGTACGTAGCCGAAATACTCTTGTATAAGGGCTATCTTCTGTTCTTTGTCCTCGTCGCCACTAAATACCTCGTCTAGGAACTTGTACCACTCTTCTGGCTGTGCTGTGGGGTCGTATTTAAAGGGCATCAGCTCGTAAACGTGTGCCTCATACTTACCACGTCTAAACGTACACGTTAAAGGGTCTAGGTAGCCGTCAGTAAACGCCAAGTACTTATTATGTGGCTCGTACTTGGGCAGCTCATAACGTAGGCGGTCTATAATAAGGTTTATCTTCGCTTGTGTAGCCTTTTCCTTGAGTAAACGTAATACCAACAGCTCCAAGGCGTCCTGGCTTACCTCTACGTAGCGTTCTTTATTGTAGACAAAAAAACGGCCATTGTGTGTAAAGCCGTTTTCCATCTGTTTAAGGATGTAGTTGCCCGCCTCCCAGGGGCACGTAATGCCGTCTATCGCCTCCATCTAAAATACTGTAGTTTAAAATAATCTAGGTCAAAGTCGGGGCCTAGTTCCCTCTCTAATGTTTCCTCGTCTAGTGCTTTAATCCAAAAGAGGTGCGAAGGGTGGCGGTCTAGCTTGGCCAAGAATAGGCACGCTTTATAAAGTAGCGCCTCGGTATCCCTATTCTCATTATCCAATCTAACCAAAGCATTCAGCACCGACTCCAAACTGTCGACCTTCCAGCCCTTCGCTTTACAGTAATCCAGGTAGCTACTTAATGTAGTTCTGGCCCTCTTTATATCTTCCATCTTCTAAACTTCCGCTCATCCATAAAGTACCGCAAAAATGCTTTACCAGCTCTAAAGCGGTAGCTTTCGGGTGTAAATTCAGCCAGCGAATCATATCCCCCTTCATCTGGTGGCAGCCGGCTCGGCGTATCTGCTGCACTAACTGTGCGTCTACTTCGTGTGCCATTTCTCTTTGGTGTTAAAGTCCATCGTTAAAGGCTTATTTTACACTTTATAGTGTTTTTACCTTACACTTTAGATAATCTTTTCGCGTTTCAGCATATAGGCTATTTCTTCTGCGTCTTCCAAGGTCATTACCAGAAGCGTACCCTTTCGGTTCTTCTTCCATAGTAGTACCTTATATTGCCCGTCTATTTCGGGCATGTGTTCCAGCACCTTGTGCGGGTCTAACCCACGCTCTACGTGCTTGCATTGAATGAGAAACGGGTAGGTATTTACCAGGTCTACGCCCTGGCCGTCTAGCCATCTGTCGCGCTCGCGGGCCGTGGCCACGTCCGGAAATAACGGACGCAGCGCACGGGCTACAAGTTGTTCGAAGCGGTTACCCTTCTGTTTAACATTCATTTTTCCTCGAGCTTTCGTAAAATGAACCCTTTCAAGTCCATTATTAATACGTGCTGGTGGTAATAGCGGCTACGGTCTTCTGGTGTACCGCTTTCGTACCCTTTGCGTATTTGCTCCTCCCAGAAGTTTAAGCGGTTAAAAATCTCGCTTACCTTCTTGTACTCTATCGAAGATGAATCTAGCATACTCGACTACATTAACAATTGGCTCCTTCTGCATACATACGTACTCCATGGCAGCTTTGAAGGCCATCTGTACTTCTATTGCTTTGTTCCGGTCATCGTTTGCCGGTGGGGGTGGCGTAAAGCCTCCTACGGGGCGCTGCTGGGTAAAGTTCGGGTTTACCTTTTTCGCGTAGGGCGTCTGGTTCCGGTCTGTTTTTCCGGTCAGCTCGTAGCTTAATTCCTGGCCAATGCTAAAGGCGTTATCGCTTTTGGCATTTAGTAGGATGTGGTCGCCGTTGTTTAGGCGGACTTCGTAGGAATACAGTAGGCCGTGTGGCCCTTCCCAGGTGCCGTTACCTTGTACGGCGCTAATTGTGCTAGTTTTCATTGCTTGGCATTTCTATGCTTTCTAATTCCATGAGCTTTAGGCTTGCTTCGCGAAGCATGGCCAGCGCTCTTTTCATACGGAGCAACCAGTATACGTTGTCCGGGTTGACTATTTTATAGTCGTCGTGTAGCTTCTCTAGCTTTATTGCTGCTAGCGCTAATTTCGCCTGGGTTTCTTCCAGTATGGTCATTGTACCAAGGCGGTAAATACCGCCATAACTGCAAAGGGTGCAGCTAAAGCGGCCAGGCACATTACCAGCATTACCGTATACACGATAAACCGGGGTGCCGTTTCGGGGGTTAACATTCCTTTTTCCATACCGGCAAGGTATAAAAAATTCAATTACCCCAAAATCACGGTTTTAGTGCGTTTTATCCGTAATAGTAGTCGGGATAGCGTAAACGCCTCTACTGGCGTTAATTCCTAGCTCCAGCATTACGCCGCCTACGGGCTTTGGTGGCGCTCCGCGCTCAATGTGCCAGCCTCCGTAGCCGTCTTGGTACTCTTCTTTGTACGCAGCTGTACGCACGTGCAGTACGTCTTTAAGTACGGGTATACGGTTATTATCTAGCGTCTGCTTACTGGTAACCATCGTGTACAGTTCGTGTACGTGACCCATCCATACGCAGTTAGCGCCCTCGGTCATGGCATCCCGGCGCTGGTCTTGAATAACGCCCTTTGTTACAATACCCCCGCCTCCGCTTCCGTGGTAGTAGTGTATCGCGTAGCTGGCGCGCTGCGTTTTATTTATATGAAACTGTACCGTAAGCCACCCGCCGTACCCACCCAGCCATAAAGGCTTACTAGGCTTATGGGTATAGTTAAATAGGTCTACAAAGCGCCGCAAAGGGTCTGTTTCCAGACGTTTTAGGATATTCGTTTCGTGGTTTCCGTACCCGATAAACTGCAAATGGTTAGCGTAAGGTGCAAACCAATCTACCGCGTCCTCTATTACCGCGTCTAGGTAGTTGGCTTTATTGTGTTCCGGTAGTATATCTTTCTTGTTACCCCTGGGGTCGTACTTGCCTTGCATAAGACAGAAGAAGTCCCCATTTACCACGATCGTAGCGCCCTCCTTTACTGCGTAATCTAGGTGCCGCTTTAGGGTTTTGCGGTCGCATTTAGGGTTATCCCAATGAAGGTCAGAAATAAGGAACAGCTTAACGCCCCTCTTTACGGTAAGAATATGGCTATTTCGGTGGGCCTGGGTTATCATTTCTTAAGTAGTAATAGAATGAATAAAACCAGGGCTATCATAAATAGGCTACCTACCCACTTCCTACTAGCTTCTAGTTCCTTTAAATTGGTTTTTACTATGGTCTGGCGCAGCCTTACCGTGTCCGGCGCGCATTCTCCACGTATTACGACTGTATCACCAGGTAAACGTCGGATTTGTATGCGCAGCCGGTCTTTTGTAACGGTAAGAGTGTCGCGCAGTAGAAGGGTATCTGTTACCTCCACGCGCTGCGTAATAATGACGGTATCGCGTTGCGTGGTTACTTCCCTCTGTAGCTTACAGCTGGATATAACGCACGCGCTTGCCAATAAAAATAGCGCGTAGGTTCTCACATTTTAAGTCGTTAGGGTCGTAACTCACGTGTACCCATTTAGGTTTCCCTTTGCTGTCGGAACCCTCCCAAATGAGCTGCGTATACTTGCAGTTATTCTTTATCCAGTTATAAAGGTCTTCGTTATCTCGCCAGTGGTCGCAGTCCGCCGCCATCCCTTTAAGGTGGTGGCTGGTCTTTGCACCGTTTACCATGCGGTTAACTGCCGCCGAACGGTAGGCGCTATTAATACGGATAGGCCCAAGGGCTACCCGCGCTGGATGCAGTACATTCTCTACCAAAGCCTCAAGGTTGGCTAGCTCTACCGGCCCAGGCTCGTTAGCTAGGCCGGTGCTAGTCCTCGTTAGTTCGGCTATGGTAAAGTACTGGCTCATTTATCTTTGGCTAGGAATAGACCAAAGGCGCCCACCCAGAACGGTACGCACTCGGATAGGGTAGCCTTTTCAAACCATACTAGCGTAAGCGCTCCAATAATGAGCGCACAACCGACGCCAGTCGTTTTCCAATGCTTAAAAAGGCGGGTTTGAATCTGTCCCATAGTGCCACCAAGTTAAGAAAAATAGTTAATAAGAAGCTCATCCAAAAAAGGTCTTCCATATGCATAGTTAGGAAGGTGAGGCCGGTACCTATCCAGGAACCCGCTAGTACTTCGTTCTTAATCATAATTCGCTAGGTGTTGGGAAGTACTCTGGGTGCTTCTCTTTGCATGTTTCTACCCATTCTTGAATGGTGGCTACACCTCCCATAGAGTGTACGCCCATAGGCGCGCACCATACCTCGTAAGAGCTGAAAGATGTTTTTAAGGGTTCACCCTCCCAAAGGATATCCACGCTCCACTTTGAAGAAAGTACTGCGGGGGTTAGTTCGTTCCCATCCTCGTCATATGTTGCGGGGGTTGTAACAAGGTTCCCCAGTTCCACCACTTGGCGCACCTTTGCGGGGTCGTAATAGGTTTCCCCCTCCTCGTTAGTGGTTTCAATCTTGGCCTTTGCCGTTGCCCATTGCGTGGGCGTGAATTCGTACTTACGCAGTTTCATATTACAAAGAGGTTAGGGTTGCAAGGTCGCTATTTGGGAGACGGGAGGTGAATAGGAGGGCTTGTTTTACGGGGTACTCAAATCCAGCCCCAAAATACCCACCAACGTTAAGACGGCTACAAGCGGGAACAAGTGCGGAAGTATCAACACCCACTTGAACTCCGTTTATATATAAAACATAATCATTCAGTTTATATCCTACCGCTATTTTTTTAATGCCCGCAGAAGGTGAAGATTGAGTAATCGTGGCTTGTGGTGCGCCTCCAGAACGCACATTTAAGTAAAGCCAATTTGATGTATTATCAAAACCTATGTGGATTCGGTTGTTTGAAGTGCCGTCAGAAATCGTTAAGTACATTTGGTCTGCATTGGTATCCGTGAAATCTACCTCCACAAAGAAAGTCCCTTCGGTTTGTCCAATGATTGCCGTTGCAGATGTCTTGCTCGCAGACTCGCTCGTCCTTGTCGCAGATGCTCCATAGGTGGGGATCATTGAAGTCATATAACTCCCGCTTTCAATCTGCGCCCCATAAATATATGAGCCATCCGTCCCGTTTTGCGTTGATGAATTCGCACCACTTGCTACCGAATCCGTAGGAAGTGAACCAAAAAACATATTTGTATTTACACCGCTTGTAGCATCAAAGGTCACCGAAAGACGATACCACCCATTTCCATAGTCCTCAATATCAGAATCAATAGGCGCACCATACGAAGACCATCCCGTAAAGTTACCTACCTTCGTTCCGTTAGCGATATTAAATAATACGGGCTTGTTTAGAGATTGCGCGCCCGCGCCTAATACGAAATAGTCGTATCCATTCGCTTTAGCAAAAATTGATATGGTCGTAGCACCATTGTAAGTAGATGAGCCATTAGTATAAATAATGTGTTCAGCCTTTGAGGCGGAGCCTACAAAAGATGTTGCGTTGTTTACTCCTTCTGGGCTTGTTGCTGCGTTTGGTGTTTGCGTTGCCGCTACGATTCCAAACCCAGTACCACCAAAGTATTCACTATGATCATTGCCATTATTCCTACTCCCTTCCAACAAAAGACTCGGACAGGTCGGGTTTGCGGGGTCATAATTGAGGCGGGGCATATTGTCCGTTATGCCACTCACCACCGCAGCGGTGGTCGTTTCTTGGTAGGTCTGCGCTACAAGGCCGTAATTTAACTGGGCGTCTTGGATGTAGATATTGCCGCTTGTGCCGCTCGTATCTCCGTCTCCATCGGCGGGGTATACATAAATGGCATTTACTGCTTTGTTGCACACTACACTACATCGGTACCAACCTCCACCAATCGCCTCAATTTTGGAGGTTACGATATTAGAAATGGAAGCGCCTAATGCGCCATTCTGCAAATCAAAATAAGCAGATGAAAAAGTGCCTCCGCCTAATCCTAATCGCAACCAATTAAGAGTACCCGCTTTTGCATAAATAGAAAGCGTTTGCACTCCACTTGTTGAGATAGATTGATTCATAGCCTCTACCGCTGCATTCTTGGCCAATAGCCACGCATCGCTCGTACCATCGTAACCGCTTTGGCCTCCCGTTACAGAAACACCAGTACCGCCAGTTCCTTTAACCCAAGTGGCATTTGAGTAGGTGTTCGACTGCAACAATAAATTTACTTGGGCTTTCTCAATGTAGCCATTGGCGTTAACGCGGGTGGCTTCAATATCGCTACCGCGTGAAAAGGAAAGTTCACCGTCAGTACTCAACGGTTTTTGGCTGTACAGCTTCCCATCGCGATAGCCGGAAGGGATAAAAGTTAGGCTGCTTTTGTCGTAGAATTGGCTCATAATAAATTAGCAATAGCGTTAATAGTGCAGTCGCGGGCTTCAAGGGTTCCACTATCGGCGGCTACGTACGCCGCGTAATCGTCCCAAATGGGCGCGGCATAGTTTCCACCCGTGAAGATAGTAACAAATTGATTTGCAGTAATCATAGGGTACAAGTATTAAACTCTACTACCCCACCGTCTGCAATGACGTAGGCGTAATAGGCAAGGTTTGGCGGTAGGTTATAGTTCTGGGTCAAAACGTACGGGGTCTGGGTTAACGGGAAGGTTAACTATTTTAGCGTATGTTACTCGGCTACCTTCGTAGTTATATTCTATATTTACCGGGAAGTAGTCCACACCTCCCCAGCTGGCCGTATGCGTTACGGTTGTGGTTTCGTGTAGGTCTAGTTCGTAATACTCCAGGGGTACAGCTCTACGCTGCCCAATACGGTTAGCCGTAATCTGGAGTAAGCTATTAAGGTTGGAACCCGTGGGCAAAATCTCTACCCAGCCGGTAGGCCAAACGGTAGACGTTTGGGCCACACCCTTGTATACTATTTGCTGCGGGTCGTTTGCTCCAGTTGCAAAGCTTTCTAGGTCGCCTATGCGGGTAGTAAAGGTTACGTCCTCCCCTAGTTTTCTTCGTGTATTGTCGGCACGGTAGCCGCGGTATGGCATTGTACTGCCGTGCTGGTAGATATTCCAGGCGGCTTTGGCTCTATCTGGGTCGGGTATCTCGTCGCCAGCTGACTGGAAAAGCTCTACAGTAAGGCCCAAAGATACCTGGCCAATATTCGGGAATGTGGGAAGGTGGGCGTTGTTTGTGCTAAACGTAACTATACCTAACTGGTCAAAAGGCTCGTCGCCGGCTATGTTTTGGTTAACGCTGTAGCGTATAAACTGCGTCGTTTTACTCCACGTGGTGCCGTCGCTGCTATACTCACCTAACCAAAAGTAAACACGAAAATCCCATGTAACCGACTGGCTAGGATAGTAAGCCGGTATAATGTAGTTAGCCCGTAGGCTAATATCGTAATCCAGGTGGCTCACGCCATCGGCAAAAACTGTACCCAGGTCTACCCAGTTATACGTTTCAAACTCGAACGGCGTAGTCCAAACCTTATGCTCTGTGTACTGGCTTACCGTGGTTTGGTTTGTATATGGCTCGTTTAAGTATAAATGCTGAATTTCCGTAATGCGTACGGGCGGTAAGTACATTTTCGTACCGCCACTAATTACGGTCATGTTCTGGCTAGCGCTGTAATCGATATTTGTCTGGTACGTTCCGTTGGGAAGGTATACGTTAAAGCTGCTATCTAAACGCGTTATATCTTGAAACACTAGGTAGCCCCGGTCCTGGTATAAACGTAGCCCAAACGCTACGCAAATGCCCTCTATTACGCTTTTAAACGTATGGAAGGAAGTTTCCGTATTGTATACGCCGTTGTGGCCGCTACCTGTGAGGTATAGGCTGTCGTAAAGGTCGGAGCTGTTAAAGATGCGCGTAAGGTCTTTGGATACCAGAAAACCGTTAAATAATTGCCACAGTCCTACCCGGCTAAACACTTCGGCTATCTGTACGCTAAAGGCTTTGGTACCCGTAAAGGTGTACGCGTCGCTTTTTATGTTTAGCAAATGGAAGCCATCGCCTGCAATAAGCGTAATAAAACGCTGCCCATTAATGACCTCTACCGTACCCACGCTAGGAGTACAGTAGCCCTTCCAAATATCGCCAAGGTTCTTCGAAAGGGTCATATAAAAAATTCCGTCCCCGTCTTGCAAGACGGTTTCCAGGTTGCGCGTTAAGTCATTCTGGCTAATTGGCGCTACCAGCTCCATGCGGCTGCCGGTAATGCCGGGCTGGTTAGCGTCTTTTGCGTCGTATGTTACCTTCCAGTCCGCTACCGTAAATTCGAAAGGAGTATAGCTAACGGCCGTAGTGTCGGCGTATAGCTTAACGTCGTACCCTTTACTCTTGGCGTATGCGAATAACTGTACAGCCATTAGTTACCCAAGATATTTAAACCACGCTGGTTACGGTTATTGGAAGCCTCCATACCAAACCCAGCAATACGGAATTTAATTTCGTTATCGTCGCCAAGGCCAAAGGGTAAGCCCATGCCACCGCCTAGGGCGTTAAAGGCTGCGTTAAAACCAATGTTGGGAAAAATAATAGCCATGGCGCCAGCTAGTGCCAGGGTTGCCGCTGTAGCGGCGGCCATTTGCTGTACGTATGTTTTAATTCCTTGCTTTAAATTATCAAAGAAATTTTCCCCGTTGATAATAGAAGCCTCAAACGCTGTTCTTAATACGTTACCAAATTGCTGGCCAGCTAGGGCAATTTTTTGCAGCTGTTCGTCCGTTTGCTCTGATAAAGTAAGCCAGTTATTTCCGGTGCGAATGGATTTTACTTGTGCTTCTGTATAGGTTTGCCAAGACCCAGCCGCGTACTGCGCCTGGCGTACAATACCAAAAAGCGCCTGGTTTGTTTGGTAAAGCGGCGTAGGCGCCAAGTCCTTTGGAAGTAAGCCGGGTTCTACGTCGGCTAGTGTAACGCCTCCCTTTACCTTAATGCCCTTGGCTATCTCATTGTTAAGCTCCTTAAAAGAACCCGTAAGCTGTTTTACCTGGGCTTCGGTGCTAGAGATTAAGCTAGTAAGTTCATTAAAACGTGCGCTACCAATCTCGGTACGGTCTAGCTCCGCTTTATAGTCGGCTAGTTTGTCTTTTAAAGAACCTAACGTAACCTTTTGCTTTTCGCCCGATTTTACTACTTCGTCGCCTTGCGTCTTCTGTATACCGGCCAGCTCTCTAGTGGCCATTGCAGCGCGTATAGTTTCGCGCTGGTAGGCGGCCATAGTGTTACCGCCAAACATTCCAGAAATAAACGTACTGTAGTACTGTAGCTTTTCTAGAAAGGTTAGGGTAGTACTAAACTCTACCTTTAATACATTAAGGAAACCGCTAATAGTTTCCAGCATAAGAGTATAGGCTGGCAATAAACCTAAACCTATTTCGCTTTTTAGGTTCTCAATGCTGGCGCGCTGTTGGTCTACCTTGTCGGCTGCCGATAGCGTTTCGTCGCCAAAGTTCCGCATTTTCTCACCCATTACAGCCAATACGGCCTGGGTGTAGTCGCCTAACTCCTTTTCTTTCTTTCTTACTTCTACAATATCTAAACCTATCTGGTCTAGACGTAAACCCGTCTGGCGTATAAGTTCCTGGGTAGCGTCGCCAAAAAGCTTATCGAACTCCTGGCCCGTAGAGCGTGCGTACCCTCTCACGTACTGCAAAGTACCCGCCAGGGTTTCCATGCTAATATTTACGCTCGCAGCTTGGTTAGCGCGGCGCATTAATTCCAGGTCGCTTACAGTCCCTTTAACGGCGTTACGTAAGTCCGCTAAAGTAGAAGGGTCGTTAAGATTCCTAAAGGTCGTCTGTATGCCCTCTAGTTGCATCCCCAGGTTAATAGATTCCTGGGCGAATTGCTGAATATTAGAAACGGCAAAGCTGGCGCCAATTAAGCCGCCCAGGTTCTGGAATTGCTTGGAAATACTTTTAATGGAACTGTCAACCTTTTGAATCCCTTTACGGAACTCGTTAACGTCCATTCCCAGTATTACCTTACTCTTTACGTCTGCCACTCTCTATACTCTTTACAAAATCGGCAAAGCCGTTACCTTTTCTTTCGTCTGCGAACCGTATTAAATCCGTTTCGCGTATATGCTTCCTTACTGTCTTACCGCTTACGTTCACCAGGATAGCAGCTAGCCACCTGGTGCGCTTCCAGTCCTCTTTATGCCTTTCGGTGCCGTGCTTAACGATTGCGTCAAGCTCTCGGCCCGTTAGGCGCTTCGCTTCGCTTGGACTAATGCCCAAACGTCCCACCAGCAAACCCAGTACGTCTACTGCGCCGCCGGCTGGGAAAAAGGGCTGTTAAGCCGCTTGGTAAGTTCGGATAAATCTTCGCTAGAAATATCCTTTTTAAACTGTTCGAACGTTGGCCGGTCGTCTTTGTCCCAATATTCTTGGGCGTATAACATAGCGACCATATCCCCAATTTTTGGGGTATCCATCTCTGTTACACTTTTGCCGGTTAGTTCTTCGAATAACATGGCTGCGCCAAGCGTAAAACTCTTTCCCATCGCAGTTTAGTTATTAGTTAGTTCCGATTGTCCAGGCTCCCGTACCTTGAAGGCTGAAGGAGTACGTACCGTTATCCTTGTCGGGGAATGAAGCGGAAAGCTGGGTAAGAATTGCGTTACCCTCAATTTTCGTTTCGCCAGTGGCGGGTGTAACGGTGCCGGCGGCACATTGGGTAATTTTAATATCTACCTCGCTGCCAATTGAATCATAAAGCTGGTCTGGGTTCCAGTTTGTAGCATCGTCGTCGCCAAACAAAGCGCTACCGGAAATAGTCCAGTTCTTGGCGCTAGTAACGTAAGAACGGTATACCGCGTCGTCTTTGCTGGTTACTTCGCGGGTTTCCGCGTTCATCTCGAAAGAACAGTCGCTTTCTAAAGCGAAGCCTTTGTAGGTTGTTCCACCGTCGGTAGAAAGCAGTACGCGGATTTCGCCGCCAGAAATACTTGCCATTTTTTTTAGGTATTAATTATAAAAATAAAGTCGGCTGCCAGTAGCACCCGTTCGTTTATATCGTCGTAAAAGAACTGCATACCGTCCATGTACGCCAGGGTAAATGGACTGTCTAGGGCCACGCCTAACGCATCAGCGGCGCACGCTTCACCCTCCAGGGTTCCGCTGTCGCCTTCTACGTAGTCCTCATACATAGGCATAACGCGCGGGTAGTCGCGCAGCTGTTGGCGAATATCGCCTAGCTGCTTTTGCGCGTCGTCGGCGTCTGCATAATGAAAGAACAGCGTAGCGCTAATATTCTCGCTTCCGCGTTCGTCTTTCGTTTCTGTAATATCTACGCCTTGAATAGTTATAACTATGTGGTCTGCCGTAGTGCCTTGCGGTGCTGCTAAAGCGTAAACGTCGTCCGTAGCGGCCGCGGTTACTGCGTCGTAAACGTATTGTAAGTAGTTCATCGTAGCACCGAAGTTATGCGTTTTTGGATATGGCGCTGCATTAACTTTTGAGCTTTTTCTACTACGTCGGTATTCTCTACGGCTAAACGTATAAAGTCCTTCGCTTTAAAGTTCTTCGAAGTACCGCCGAAAAGTTGCCAGGGCGCATAGTATGCACCTTGTTTACGGGTTCCGCGAAGTCCTACTACTACGTACGCTTTCTCTGTACCCTTGTTGGCCCACTTATTAATAGACCCGTACAAGTTGTAAAACTTGGCACCTAACGCGCTGCGGCTCTTTTGGCTTATGCCTTTAGGGCCTTTACTATCGGCGTACGCCTGGTTACGGGCTTCCGTAACTAGCGGCTGCGCCTCTTTAAGTAGGAGCTTACGCACCTCTCTAAAGCGCATTTCTTCGGACGTGCCTAGCTTTTTTAATTCCCTTCGGAACTGGTCGAAATTAATAGCGCGGCCGGACTGGCTGCGTAGGTATATTTTAGAGCTGGCCATTATCGCGCAATTTAGATTTAACCAAAATAAAGCGCTTGCGGCCCTCTGGGGTAACGGCTACGATATCGTAATACTTACCGCCGTAACCTATTTTCCAGTCAGCCGTTACGGCCGTCTGGTAACGCAGTCGCCAAGTAATCATGTACTGGCTTTGCATCTGGTCGTTAACAAAGCTTTCGCTTCCTACCGTGCCAGTTTCTGGTATAACTTCCTGGGCGTAGAAGTCCCCGGCGCTAGTAAAACTGCGCTTAACCTGGCCACTATTGTTAACGGTCGTGGTCGGTTCGTATAGGGTTACGCGTCGGTCTAACGTCATGCAAAGTTACGGCGGTAACGTCCTACGATACGGTCAAAGAAACGCGGGCCGACGTTATACGGCATATCGTCGCCGAAGTCGTACCCGAATTTAATACGCTGGTAAATAGCGTGCTTAATATCTTTAGGCATAGAAGCATAACCGGCGGTGTACACTATTACCATGCGGTCGCCTTCTTCCCCAATGCTGGGGCTAATAACGCCGTCTAAAAGGTCGTACTCGGTGTCTTCCGTGCTAACTCCGTCTACGTAAACGTGAACGGAAGTAATAGTACCTAGTGGCCAGTAGGGAAGCTCGTAAGAGCTTGCCCATACTGTATCACTAGTAATTGTCGCACTACCTAGCACCACATGAGCGAAAGACAGCGCTTCCTCACACGCTGCCTCATAAAGGAACGTAAGAAGGTTGTTATCGTCCGTACCGTCCACCCGGACGAAGCTTTTAACTTCGTCCAGGTTTATGGCTTGCGGTGTATATGTAATGCTATTGGCCATTATTAAATGGTTACGTCGGTTGCCAAAGCAAAAGAAGCGTCGCGGAGTACCGCTACGTCCATAAAGCGCTCTACGTAAACTTCGACGATTGAGGACTTCATATTGGTGTAAGGGTCTACCATTAAAGTAGCACCGCCCCAGAAGCCAATTTGTACGTCGCTGAAGTTACCAAAGACAATACCGTACGTGTCGGGCGAGCCGCTGGTCTTCTTGGAAATAGTCGTGTTGTAGATGTTGTAGCCGTTAGCCGTCTTAACGGGGTCGAGCATACCTTCTACCAAGAAACGGCCAGAACCGGCGTCTACTTTGGTCTTCTTCAATTTAGCTACTACGTTCGGGTGTGTAACGTAGGCCAAGTTTCCGCCCAAGGCGTCTGCAGCTGCCAAAGCGGCTTCCATATCTACCAAGTCGTCAAAAGAAATAGCGCCCAAGGTCAAAGCCTGGCCAGCCAATTCGGTATAGATACCAGAAGGCTGGTTAGAAGCGCCCGTACCGTTCAATACGGCGTTCTCGAGGCCTTTGTTGAATGAAGCGTTGAGCTGCTGAATAATACGGGACTCAATACCGCGGCTGTACTCCTGGCGCAAAAGCTGGTTGCTCATGGACGCAGTAATAACGGCACGCTTGGGGCTCATTGAAACCTTGTCGAAGTTGATATCTTGTGCGCTGTCGGTTCCGGTTTCCGTCTGCCAGTTCAGGTCATAGCTGGAAGTTTGCTTGGGGAAGTCGACGTTACCAACCAAGTTCTCGGCTACGGAGCAAAGGCCGAGCATAGGAGTATTGGGGTACAAGAAGTCGATGTAACGGCCAGGCTCGGTAAATACCAAGTCGCCACCCAAGTTACCACCAGTACCGCCAGTAACTGACTGCGTACGGGTAAACAACATTTCGGGAAGGTTTACAGCGTGTGAGTCGCGGTAATCTTGGTTAAGCTTGCGCTTTTCGTTAATACCTTCCTGGTTAATTTCGGCCTCGATGCCGGTAAGCTTACCGTTACGGGCCTCATTGATGGCCTTTACGATATTGAATTTACCCAGGTCGCGAGCTTCTGACTTGCTCAATTTGCCCTGGACTGCGGAAGCGTCGACGAAGTTAGCCGCGCGTTCCTCTGTGTTTTCTACGTTTTCCACGTTTTCGGGTTTTGTTTCTATTACTGGTTCCGCCAGTTCGGGTTCTTGTTCTTTAGCTGCTTCCAAGCTGCGAAGCGCTACGGAAGTAGTAGGGTTAGCGCCACGGGGCGTAAGGCTAATATCGTAAATTTCACCTACTTCTTTAATGACGCGTAGGGGTTTGTCGCTGCGTACGTCTACCCATTCTTCTTTCTTAACGGTGAATGCCCAGCTAGCTTGATCTACGTCGCCACGCTGGACTAACGTACGCACCTCGTTACCGGTTGCCGTGTCTGGCAATTCGAAACCGAACTTTAAGCCGGTTTCGTCGGTGGTAAGTTCTAGGGTTCCTTTACCTTTATTTCTTCGGGCCAGTACCTTGTCGTAGTCGTGGTTGTATAGAGCGTGGATGTCGTAAGCGTCCAAGTTATCGAAGGCTGTACGCTCGATGCGCTCCCTAAAAGTACCCATGTCATATTCTCGAAAGTTTGCGGCGTATCCGCTAACATTTCGTCCTTCTCCTTCATTAGGCAGCGGGAGGCTCCGTGTTTCCTTGTTGTCCATTGTTTACGTCGTTTTGTGGTGCCATGTGCATAGGCTTATTAAACGTGTCCCCATCGGGAATAGGGGCCAGCCCTTCTTCCTTACGGATCTCGTTAGCGCTCATAACTCCGATATTCCAGTAAGATACGTTACGCTGTACCTGGGTCATAATGTCCCCACGCATGAGCGCTCTCATATCCAAATTAAAGCGGCGGTTGCCGTTAAGTACTTTATTGGTGAACTCCATTTCGATAAGCTCGACTAGCGGGCGTATGCAGTCCGTAACAAATTGCGCGTTTTGCGCCTCGATGCTGTTGGAGTACCCGGCGCCCTCCATGTGGCCTACCTTGTGTGGTGGCACCTTGTAAAGGCGGCAAATTTCCTCCACTCCGAAGCGCAAGGTTTCCAGAAACTGGCTCTCGCGCATACTCATGGCTACGGGCTTGTACTCCGCGCCTTCGGTAAGCACCGCGGTGCCGCCGGCGTTGTCGCCAGCGTAACGCGCGTCAAACTGTTGGCCAATCTGGCGCACGCGGTCAGCGTCGCGAATAGTGCCTTGAATCTGTAGAATGCCTTTAGGCGTAGCACCGCGTCCGTAGAAGCTACCTAGGTGCTTCGTGGCCGCCATGTTCGTCCCAATGGTTTCGCGGGCATAGGTAACGGGGCTTACGCCGTTAATACCGTCCAGCGTCCATAGCTTTAGGTGGATAATCTGCGAAGGCTCTAGGCGCAGCTTAATACCGTTGGTTAAGTGTACCTGGTAGATTAATTGGCCGCTTGTGGTGTCGATAGTAACTAGTTCCGTATCTACCAGCTCAAAGCCCGCCAAGGCGTTACCCTCGCGCATTGGAAGTACGTAAGCGTTACCGCGCAACAGAAGCTGGGTAAGCATAGCCTTACGAAACGTAAAGCTGTTGTAGCTGCTGTTCGGTGCGTAGCGTACTAGGTTATCGATATTGCCCGGTACAAAAATGGTACCTTCTTCCGTTTCCCGAATTAAGCGAAACGGTAGGCTAGCTACCGTGTCCGCAATAAGGTTAACGCACGCGTATACCGCGGCGACCTTTGGGGCGTTAATTGTGCTTACGTCTTCGCCGGCCGAAGTACCGACGCCTCCAAAGAGATTAATAAGCCAGGGCCGGGGATTGATAACCCCGGAAATACTCCGTTTTACTCTATCGTAGAATGATGCCATACGCGCGCTAAAGTTTACAAAAACAATTCCAGAAAACCAAATTTAAACGAAAATAATTTCTTCGGTATCATATGAACTCATACCGGTACTAGCGTTGTGAACATAGCCCGCCATAGCCGTAAGTATAGCCGCGGTTCCGTCTATACGGTCTGGGGCCTTGTCCTTTTGGAAAGTCCAGTTATCGTTCTTATCAATGTGTAGGCTAGTGTTCGCTATCATCCACGCAGTTACTGGGTTGCCATCGTGCGTTATGTTGCCCGTTACTACGCTTCGGTATAGTAGCTTCATGGGTTCGTTAATCATTAGTGCGCTTTGTCGCACTTCGTAGCAGAAGTTCTTGCCGTAGCGCTGGCGCATAGTGTCCACCGTTTCGGCTGCGTTCCACGGGTCAAAGAAGATGCCTTCTACCGGGTGCTGTTCCATAATACGCTCGATAATAGCCAGGCGGTGGGCTGTGGTCGTTACCTCGCCCTTTACTATTTCTAGGTTCCCGTTCTTGGCCCAGTTGCGTACCAGGTTTGGGTACTTGTTTTTACGCTTGCTCATGGCATGGTCTGTAATCTGGTAGTACTGTATAGTATGGAACTTTTCGCCGTTAAAGTACAGTACTGCGTAGGCGGTAAAGTCGTTTACCGCGGCCAAGTCAACCCCCAAGAAACAGCGCCAGTTCTTTACGCTGGTCTTTGTGTTGGTACACTTCAGCCACTTGGAAAGCTCTATATAGGGCTGGGCGCTACCCGCCCATTGGTTTAGGTGCAGCTTACGTAGCGAGAGTAGCGTAGGCTCGTCGTACTTGGCGGTATTGCTTAACTCTTCCAGGTACTTTAAGCTCACCGTTACGCCTAGGCTAGGGTTAGCCTTCGCCCAAACTTTCGGGTCGTGTGGGTCTTCTTCGTCGTCAGCCCCGTAAATGATAGTAAGCCAGGCTGGGTCTATCTTTGGGTTATCGCGCACCTGGACGGCATACTCGTGCCATTTGTGGGCGAACGTATACGCCCCTCCCGCGGTCGTAATTGCTACCATCTTACTAGGTCTTGCAGCCATCGAAGTACGTAGCGCCTCCCATAAGTCCGGCCCTTTTACCTCATTCCAGGCGTGTATTTCGTCGCAAAGGATAAGGCTAGGGTTAAGTCCGTGGTTTGAACCGCCGTCGCTGGTAAGCGTCTTTAAAAAGCCTGGCCTCCCTTTAAGTCGTATTTCTTTGCGGTATGGCTCTAGTACCTTTTGCAGCTCCGGGTTAAATAGTACCATGTTCCGGACGTAGCCAAACAAAATGCCCGCTTGTTCCCTGGTCGCAGCTGCTAGTACTACTTGTGGGTTACTGTTGTTCTTAAAGCCCTCTAGCATATGGGCTATAGCTAGCATAGCAATAAACGCACTTTTACCGTTCTTACGCGGTATCTCTAGCCAGACCATGCGCTTACCCTCACTTTCCCTAATAAGGTGCCGTTGCCAGTCCAGAAGTTTAACGGGCTTGCCCGCGTGTTCGTCTTCCGTTAGTACGCAGTAGCGTTCAATAATATTTTCAGTCCAGGTTAAGTTCACTACCTACTAACTTTTCTAGTTCTGCTATCTTCCGTTCTGCTTTAGCCAAAGTTTCTACGGCTGGGTTCTTACGCAGTACCGGTTGGCCTCTGTCCGTTACCGCTTCAAGTATTGCGCCATGCCTTTTAAGACTGTCTATGCACTCCTTTTGTATGCCTTTCCATAGTTCTAGCTCTTCATTCATTACTTGGGGGGTCTTGGTTCTGGTTCAAAAAAAAGGAAAAGGTGGCAGGGGAATTTCCGGCCCT